GATTCACCATCCATGTCCCAACCGAGTCGTAATAGTTATAACTGACGGATGGAATCACATTCGAAGCAACGGGATAAACTGATATGTACGTATTTGAAAATATATTGGTCGTCGAACCAGCCTGATCAGTAGTTATAGTGATGGGAACATCTGTTCCGGGTTGCGTCACACGGTACGGGACGGTTACCGTGTACTGCGGGAAAAGACCGCCAATGGTAAAGTTGTATGTACTGGTTCCGAACGTGATGCTTTTCACGTTATCCGATGATGACAACACAGCCGTCAACATATACGTGGCAATATTCGAAAATTGAAGATTTCCGGTCGTCTGGTTGACCGATATAATATTGGAGTTTGAATTAGCTGGAAGACTGAAATTTGTTTTAAAATTCAGGGGTGTAACCGGTCCTATGGTTTGAACTTGAGTGGAAGGCGTGAGCAAAATACCGTTATTGGAAAGCACGGTTTCATATCCCGTGTACGATTGAGCGCCTAATTGAATAATTGAATAATATGATGTGTTTAATATGGTTATGGCTGAAGTGGAGTACACGTTTGTATAGTATTTCTGACTCGTGCTTGTAACCACAATAGGCATGCTAAATGCGATGGTGGGATCGCGTCCCTGGAGACTCAGGGTCGTGTAGGCGTAATCCGGAATCGTTGACCCGGTATTCCATACGGAAACATTCGCCACGTAATTGATGGGTGATTGTTGAAGATAAATGACTCCTGATAACAACCACGTTCCTGTCGAGCTAAATGTCATGGAATGATCAGTCCCTAAGGTCACCTCTGTATTTTGCGGAGTTGATATATTTCCGTAGAATGGAACTATATTACTTGAAACCGTAATGTTTTTATTAAACATATACAAATCGTCGACAGGGGTGACTGTCAAATAAGTTCCTGGTGTAAACTGAGTCACAGTTGAAGTTGTGCTCGCATAGAAATAATATGTATTTGCTGTACTTGCTACAACGAGGGGCATCAAAAGAGGCATGGACGGGTCGGGTGAAACACGGAAATCGCACGAGTAGGCATATTGCGGCACAATTGGAATTCCGTTTGGATAGATACTCTCATTTGGATCGGAACCATATGCAATATTAAGGACTGAACCTACGCCCAATGAAAATCCTGCGCGGACTATATAAAAACCCGGATTTGTAAATTTGAGTCGACCATTAACCGTGACTGCGTAAGATGCAACCGTGTCCTGGTTTGTCCAATTGTAAAAATTTATGAAACTTTGAGTAGCTCCTGGTATAGAATAAGTCTGTCCAGGTATAAGAGTTAAAAATAAACCCGTCCGTGTGTTCACCTGTGGCAACCCCGTACTTTGAAACCAACCAGCTTGTTGTAGGGTAAAATCAGATTGACGTGTTGAAACTACAGTTGAAATATAGTTCGCCGAAAGATTTGATGTTGCGATGCTATTGGCTACGGCATTCGACATTGAAGTTCCAGTTCCGACTGTATAAACTAAATTTGAAGAATTAGTTGGTGAAACGGCTCCCACCTTGGGGTCGAGTCCCCAAAATACCCCTCCGTTTTGATCCACCTCGAGCGTCGCACAATTTGAAAAAATAAATTGATTTGTTGCATTTGAATAACTCACGAAACTTGTGAGCGTTGCAGAAACCCATGAACTTTGATTGAATGTTGAATAGTAGGTGAGACCTTGATATGGTAGACTGAAATATGTTCCATTGATAATTATGCGAGGGTTGGTTGTTGCCGACGCGATCGTTTGCCAAGCCCAAAAATTACCGGGGTCAAAAAGTGCGGGTAAATCAACTTTGAGTGTGAGCGCTCGTATGAGATCTCCTTTTGGCGGGATCCTACAAATGTTATTTTGACCGTAGACAACTTCCTGATTTTGGAATGGAATATCATAGGCTTCAAGTACAAACGGGGTATGACGCTTATAAACCCCTGAAAAATACGTTACTTGGGGCGATCCTGTGAGATATGCATCCTGTTGCCCAATTGCTGCCAGCTGGATATAACCAGCGGACATCTCTACTAAGTTCGCAGAACTTATTTTGCGCTCAAATGCGCCCCAGCCCACCCTGAATTTTGATCGTGTATTTCAGGATGAGTCAGTTGCAACTCAAGCGGTTCGACCCGTCAAAAATCGGTGACGACAAGGTGTGTGTTTTCATAGGAAAGCGTGGGACGGGCAAATCAACGCTGGTTACAGATATTCTTTGGCACAAGAAACATATACCAGCAGGCATCGCCATGTCAGGGACTGAGGATGGAAATGGTCACTATAAACAATTTATTCCTGACCTGTTTGTTTATGGAGAATACAGAAAGGATGCCGTTGAAAAGCTCCTCGAGAGACAGCACCGGCTCGTCAAGAACCTCGGGAAGGATAAAGCCCCCTCTGTTTTTCTCCTCATGGACGATTGCATGTACGACAAATCTTTCATGAGAGACGACTGTATGCGCCGACTTTTCATGAATGGTCGCCACTGGAACATCTTTTTCATGCTCACGACTCAGTACTGCATGGATATGCTTCCGTACGTCCGAACCAACGTGGACTATGTTTTTGCGCTCCGTGATAACGTCAGGCAGAACCGTGAAAATCTGTACAAAGCCTTTTTCGGGGTTTTTCCAACCTTTGACCAGTTTTGTCAGGTGATGGACGCATGTACCGAAAACTATGAGTGTATGGTTCTTGATAACACATCAAAGAGTAATAAGATTACAGACTGTGTCTTTTGGTACAAAGCACCTATCCGCAAAAACTTCAGGGTGGGTGGACCATCCTTCTGGCAGTATCACCAACGCTTCTATAGTCCACATGCTGCGAGTGGACCTCAGGGAGCTATAGCTGGGACAAAGCGACGGGGTGAAACAGTGGTAGTCAAAAAGTCGCGGTAGCCTACTCTACTTAATTTCCATTTAAAATTCAATAATGGCTGGTGTCATGACATATGATCCGAGTGTAGACACTATCATGTCAGCAATCCCCCCACAGGAACCAACTTTAAACGAAGAATTGGCGCGTGCAGCTCTCGATCGCCAGGCGACTGAAAATAAACAGACTGGACCTCCAACAGGTCTTTTGAGAATGCCATTTAATGAGCCTGAAAAAGATGTTGTGGAATCTCATATGGCAGATTTCGCAACACCTATTGAGGAGGTCATGCCCGGTCCAGGGCAGATGATGCAGGATGAGATGATGGGGTCGGCATACGTCCCACAAAAGGCGACCAGTCACCACGGCGGCGGTGGCGAGACGCAGGCAAAGTCCCGCAGCAAGAACCCATTCGGTCTCCAGGACGAGCAGTACCAGGCGCTCCTGGCTGGCGTTGCCGCAGTCGTCGCATTCTCCAAGCCTGTGCAGGGCAAGCTTGGAGAGATGGTTCCCAAGTTTCACGGTCCATCAGGTGATGTATCCCTGACCGGTCTGGCAGTGACTGCACTCATCGCAGCCATCGTCTTCTACATGGCAAAGAAGTATCTGGTTGATGGTCAGTGAGACAAAGTAGGACACGTAGTGATCCCATCAGTCAAAAGTTAGACGGGAGTCGCTACGCGACTCGACCTCAATCTTTCACAGTATCCCCACAATATGTGCGAGTTCCTGACGCTGTATAAACGCCGCCATCTATCGCAATTTTCTTGAGTTTATCAAAATGATTCCAAAAATTTTTAGTATGATCGTATTCAGGTACTGACATGTGTGCCAGCTCATGGAGCAACACGTACATTGCCGAATTTACATCGCCTCCATCCAGACAGATGTAAATTTCGTACCCTTTATTGACGTTCGACCCGATTGGTCCTTTGTCCTTGGTCCAATCAATCATACCCGTGATGATTGATGGTTTGCAGACGGGGTGCCAAAGCGGGTCCCCTGTGCGACGCAGTATTTCAAGCAAAATCCAGTACTTATATTTGAGTTCGCTGAGCATCTCGGGTTCCTTGTTGACTGAGACTATGTAGACGAGGACGACAAATAACATTACGAAAATTGGAATATATTCCATCTACTAT